GATCAGGTGGTCAACTGTTCGCGAGAGACAGCCCTGACTGCCTACCGTTTGGGATATCTCGAAAAAGAGTTGCAAAAGGTTGTTGACACTTGTGATGTGACTGGCTAAAGTTCGGGTCGTAGGGAACGCGCAGGCTGATGCGCAAAGCTAGACCGCAGTGAGCCAGCGGGGATTATCGGGATAGCCCGAGCGTACTTGGTGGGTTCTTAACCATGCCGGAGATCAGCGCCGGCCCCTACAACAAATTCCCTTTTGAGCCTGCTCGCGCCCGTCTTCGCGCAGCGGGCTTCTTTTTGAACTGGAGAAAGTGAAATGGATTTGAAAGAGAAAACCTTCCGGCTAGTCACGGAAGACCGCACGCGAGATCCTTGGATTCACAAACGCCTTTCGCGGATGAATACTGCGGGCGTCGTTCGGGTGGCGCGCAAGATGGTCTTTAAAGACAAGAGGTGAGCTATGGCAGTTTCTGATCTGAAAGTTCATGTCAAGCGCAGATGGTGGGTATCGCCTTTCATAGATATTTTGGGAGGTCTGTACCGCGCGACAGGCTGGCATCCGGAACCAGAGAAGCTAGGAAAATTCCTGGCTGAATATGGCTTTGTCTATTCGTTGAGGCCAGATGACGAATGCTAATTCTCGGAATGAGAGGATTGGTCGATGCCATATATGGACGCGCATTCGTCAAGCGCTTTACAGGCGACGTGTACTACGACACACCTTGGCCGGAACTCGTGGCCGACTTGCCGAACGTTCGCTGCGTGAAACCGCAGACCACGCTTCGCACCCAGTCGAAGAACATCACGCGGCACACCGAATGGTTTACCCCGCCTCCGCGTACCCCGGCGCGCCAAATCCGTTACGGCGCCGAAGGTATTATCCGAGGTCTTACGGCCAGCTTTGGAGTAACCCCCGGCAAATTCGATCTCCCGCCGCTACCCGCTTCGCCGATTGACGGCCCATACGTCGTAGTGCGCCCGGCCACGGTTCGCGAAGAGTGGCGAGCCGATACTCGTAACCCTGATCCGCTTTACATCGCGATCGCCGCGCAAGAAGCTTGGCGCAGAGGATACAAGGTAGTCAGCGTAGCGGACCTGGAAGATGAAAAAGAATGGCTGGTCGGCGAGCCCCCATTCGCAGACATCACTTTCCACAAGGGCGAACTGCAGGTTGAACAATTGCTGGCGCTGATCAAAGGTGCTTCTGCCGTGATCGGTGGTATCGGCTGGATTGTGCCGGCATGCTTGGCGGCCAAGGTTCCGGCATGGATCATCTGCGGAGGGCAAGGCGGCTTCAACGCGCCCGAGCTTATCTGCCCGCCCGGTAGTACAATCACGTTTTGCGTACCGGACAATTTCTGCCGGTGCCGTCTCAAACAACATACGTGCGACAAGAGGATTTCTAATTATGGACCGAAGCTTGCCGAATGGGCTCACAGACACCTTGGCATGGTCACAGGAGAGGGGGTACGGTTTTCATAGCCGGGAGCCGATGGGTTATAGCGGTGAGTATTTCGCGCACTACCAGAAGCTCGACGCTACCCACATGGGGGGTTTGCTGACGAAGGCGCGATTGGAACTGGTTCGAAAGTACACGAACCCGCGACACATCGTAGACATTGGGATCGGCGGCGGGCGCTACAAGACCGAGGCAGGCTGTCGCGGTTTCGACGTGAGCGACGAAGCTTGCAAATGGCTCGACGTGGATTACCTGGATCCCTACGACCAACCGGTCAAGGGTGTTACGTGCTGGGACAGCCTAGAGCACATCCCGGAGCCTGAAAAACTACTCGCACAAGTCACCGATTGGCTTTTCGTCTCCATGCCGATCTATCAAGACCTCGGAGACGTGCTCCAGTCTAAACACTACAAGCCCGGCGAGCACATTCACTACTGGACCCTCCCGGGATTCATAGGGTGGGCCGAAGAACAAGGTTTTCAAGTTATGGAAGTGAACCACGCCGAAACTGAACTTGGTCGGGAAGGCATTACCTCATTTGCCTTCAAGCGGGTGACGTAGTAGGATTACCTAACACGCTAGTGGTCTCTGCATACCGAAAGCCGCCTTACTAGGGCGGCTTTTTCTTGCCTGTGATAAACTCAGCGCGCACGGAGGATCGACCATGGCCGACTACATCACATACAAGCTGAAAGGCGCTGACGAGCTGAGCAGAATTTTCAAGACCTTGCCTCAGGAAATGCAGCGCCAGGTAGTCTTGCCGGCCGCTAAGGACGCTATGGGTATCGTCCTGAAAGACGCGATCGATCGTGCTAGCCGAATTGATGACCCTTCGACCCCGAATGACATTTCAAAAAATATAGCTTTGATCGAGGACACCAAGTTCTTCGAGGAAACGGGTTCGACTAAGATCTCCGTAGGAGTGCGAAAAACAAAACGAGGTCAGCGCGGCGGCAACACTTTCTACTGGTGGTGGGTCGAGCTAGGAACCTCAAAGAACCGAGCGCAGCCCTTCATGCGTAACGCGCTCGGGCAAAACCAGCAAGCCGTGTTTTCAGAATTCCTTTCCTCCGCAAAATTTCAGCTCGTTAAATTGGGGCTCAACTGATGGACACTCCTTTCTTCCAAGTCTGCAAAGCTGATCCTGCCGTGCTCGCGCTGCTAGGTTCGCCGGAACCACGTATATACCCTTTCGGCACCAGCCCGCAGGATGGAACAAAGCCCTATGCGGTCTACCAGTGGATTGGTGGAACCCCTTTCAACATGCTGAACTGCCGGCCTGACGCCGATCAGATTAGCCTACAGGTGGATGTCTATGCGCCCCGGCAATCCGACAGTACAGCTATCGCCAAAGCTATCCGCTACGCCGTCGAGGAAAACTGCTATGTGACTTCCTATCGAGGGAATCTTCGGGACGAGGAAACGAAACTGTACCGAACCAGCTTCGATATAGATTGGCTGGTTGATCGTTAGATCAGGTCGGCGAAATATTCATCTGCGAATACCCATTCGAAACCCCCGGATGTCTTCAGACGTCCGGTAAGAGCGGACGAAACGTTCCCCTTGTTAAATCCCGCTCTGCCGGCTGAACCGGCTGAATCGAATGCGTGCACTATGACGCCGTCCTTTAACGCGATGATAGGTTTGCGCCCCCATTTATCCGGGTGGTTATCGATAGCGTGCGCCACGTTTTCTTTCCCGGTGCACCACTCTAAGTTGTCAGCGCGGTTATCGTGGCGAATTGAATTTTTATGGTTTACCTGATCGCCCTTGACGGGGAGGCAGAAAGCCATTGCTACCAGTCTGTGAACTCTAAAAGAGGTCCTTTTTGCTTCGCGGGATAAGATAACTTCTTGATATCCCTTATAGTTTCGCGATTGGAAAATAGGGATAGATGAGCGTCTAACCTGTAGGGGCCTACCTTTCCTACTGGATCGCACGACGCGTTCCATGCTCCGAACATTCCCTAGGTCCGAGACTTCGTAGAACCCTTCAAACCCTTCTATTTGTACCCATTTTTCAGTCATGCTATTCTCCGTGCGTGGGCACCCCCGAGGTGCTAGTTAATACTATCATTAAAGGGGTTTTAAACGCTATGACTATTCGGGCACAAGGCACCGATCTTTTTGCGATCGATCCCGCAACAGGCACTCTGTTGGATGTGGGTTGCATCACTTCTATCGACGGTATCGACACGGCGATCGATCAGATCGAAACGACCTGTCTGAACGATCTTTCGCGTACCTACGAAGCGGGTTTGGCTACTCCCGGTGCGGCGACCTTCGGTCTGCAGTTCGATCCGGCTGATCCAGCGCACATCCGCCTTCACCAGTTGAAAACTGCCGGCACTACCCTGCACTGGGTTATCGGCTTCTCCGACGGCACCGTAACACCAACCGTCGGCACTGACAGCTCGGGCGACGATGAATTCATCTTGCCGGCTACACGCAGCTGGTTGACCTTTGACGGCTATATGAACAGCTACCCATTCACCTTCGGCTTGAACACCATGGTCACTTCGACCGTTGGTATCCAAGTGTCGGGCGAACCCGTTCTGATTCCTAAGTCGGCGAGCTAATCCATGTCCTTGAATCTTAAAGATCTCGTCGCACAAGGCGCTTTCGTAAGCGCCTCGGAACCCACCGTCAAGCGCGAAA